ATATTATACATGCAAAAAATATTTGATTCGTAAATTTATTTAAAGTTATATTTTTATAATATATAAATGGAAGACGAAAAACATACAGACAAGAAAAAATCACCGAAACACAAGAAAGAGCTTGCCGATGTAGTTGATAAATTCATTTCTTCCAAAGAGACGCGAGAAAAAATTCAGACAATCGCAAATAAAATCAAATCAGGAAAAAATGACAAAAAAGAACAAATATTTAACATTATCTACACGGTTAAACCTGAAATAGATGAAGATGATTTATATAGCGAAGAAGATGAAGATTACGAAGAAGAAAGCGAAGAAAGTGAGAGTGAAGAAAGTGAAGAAGAAAGTGAAGAAGAAGAGACTTTGTGGAAGGACAATGACATTTTACATTTTTTGAAAACACATCAAACGAATGACCCGAAAAACAAAACAATACAGTCCTTTGTCGATATTTGCAATGAAAAAATAGCTGTACAGGAAAAATCGCGTAAAAAAAAAACAAAGAAATTGCAAGAAAAAAACACGGAAATTTTTAAAAAATTGCTCAAAAACAAGCAAACAAATGATGACGTTCATTTTTTTTCAGAGCTGGAAACAAACGAACAAGAAAAACACATTGATGAGATGAAAAGAATCAATGATTATTCTATTGTGAAAAAACCTTATAAAATTTGGGTCATTGAATCGAATATGCCTCCGCAAATTAAATCTACCGCGTTGAAAAAAATTCATTCTCTTCAGTACATGGACCCGAGTTCCGGCGAATATCACAAGCTACAACAATGGGTTGAAGGGTTTATGAATATTCCTTTTAATATATACAAAACGCTAGATATTTCTCTTGCAGACGGCCAAGAAAAGTGTGCTGGTTTCATGGAAGGTTCTAGGAACATTCTGGACGATTGTGTGTATGGTTTGAATGACGCCAAACTACAAATTATGCAGATGCTTGCGCAATTCATATCAAATCCTACGTCCATCGGAAATGCGATTGCGTTGCATGGTCCGATGGGGACAGGAAAAACGACATTGGTTAAAGAAGGAATCAGTAAAATTTTCAAACGACCCTTTGCCTTTATTGGGTTAGGTGGTGCGAGTGATGCTAGTTTTATTGACGGACATTCTTTTACTTATGAAGGGAGTAGTTGGGGAAAAATAGTACAGACTCTCATTGCGTCAAAGTGCATGAACCCTGTCATTTTTTTTGACGAGTTGGACAAAATTAGTGACACACCAAAAGGCGATGAAATTGTGGGAATTCTGACACATTTAACTGATACTACTCAAAACACGCAGTTTCATGATAAGTTTTTCAACGAGATTGAGTTTGACATGAGCAAATGTCTGTTTATTTTTAGCTATAACGATGAATCAAAAATCAACCCTATTTTACGCGATAGAATGTATTGCATTAAGACCAAGGGCTATTCTAAAAAAGATAAAATCGTCATTGTAAAAAAACATTTGTATCCATCATTATGCAAACAGATATCTTTAACACCGGACGATATTTTAATCGATGATGGTGTTTTAGATTTTATCATAGAATCAAAATGTGTCAAGGAAGAAGGTGTGCGAAATTTAAAGCGTTGTATAGAAACAATATTGACAAAAATCAACTTGTACCGATTGATGACGCCAGGAACACAACTCTTTGACGACAAGACAATAAAAATAGAGCTTCCATATACGGTGACACGAGAATTCGTTGCCAAAGTTTTGCCAACAAAAGAAGATGTGTTTAGAGGTTTGTATGTTTAATTTAACATGAAAAAATTCTTGGGTTTTATTTGTTTGTGAATATAATTATAAAAATAATATCCACAATCTATTGTTTCAATGGGGGTTGATTTTATTTTCAAATTGTCCGAAATGAGAATATTATCACCAATTTCTTCCACACATAAATAAGCAAAATTTTTATGCGATTTCATTAAATACGAAAGAGAGCATTTAAATAAATCGACAAAATCATTTCCTTTTAGCGAAGCATATAATGTTAAAATCTCTTTTTTCTGATAAACCGTGCAACTTTTGCGAAAAAAATAACAACATATAACCACATCATTTTCAAGACACATATATATCATTGCATTATTCGTGCGGACAAGTTCTTGTAGATTTGCAATATCATTATAAATAAACATTTCGCAGGTTTGTTTTTGAATAAATTCATACAGAATGTGCATGGTCAATGGGGTTACCCTTATGATTTTATATTTAGGTGGGTGCTTTGCTTGTATCCAAAATTTCATGGAAAATACAACACACTTGAAACGTACCAGCGGAACAATGTAAGGAACAGTTCCTTCGCGACGAAACAAAGAGACTTGTATGTTCGAATTATGCGATTGATGATAATCGTGTGTTTGGATGAGTTTAGACGCAAGCCCTCTTTTACGCTCTTCTTTATCAATACATAAAAAATCCACATAATAAACCGTTTTGGAAAGATTTTTTATGTATAATGGACGGGATGTTATCATACCCACAATTTTTTCAGTTGTAGTTTTAAACGTATGTTCTGGTTGATAATAAATAGACACAAAGGAAGAAAAATTATGGCTTTTAAAATAGGGTTCTAATTCATTAATAGTTGGCGAATATTCATTTGTCCCGTTTTTTAAGAAATGCTCACAAACAAAATTGGTGATGGCCTTCCATTGAACTTCTTCCGATTTCAAAAACTTTATTTCGGAACAATAGTATTTATTTTTGGACGGCAAATCTTTGCGAATCTCTCGCGGACGTCCCCCCCAATAAAAAATGTTGAATTTGTGATAAACGGGTTGAATGAACCAAAAGGGGTGTTGCCACTTTAAATAAATGAAAAAACAAATAAAAAAAAGAATAGTGGCTAATAAAATAATTTCAAGCATTATTTAAAATGGATATTTTTTGTTACGAAACAAAACGAAAAATTGAAATGTTAATGGAAGGTAAAAGGATGTAAAAATGAACGTTTCAGAGTGCAAAATCAAATCAGCTATTGTGATGAGCATACGGGAAGCGGTAGAAGTGACGCGTTTATTCGGGTTAGATGCAGACCAAGCTATAGAGTTTGATATAAAACAGTTTGATAAAAAACGGAGTATCAATATGATACGATGTTGTTTGGAATTTCCTTCAGAAGCAGATGAAATGATTGAATTACAACGGTTTGTTTTTATTAGACATTGCATACTAATGGATATTCATGAACAACTAGAATTTGTGGTACATTGGAAACAAAGACGGGGACGACCATTTAATTAAATTTCCAAATTCAATGACTAATTCGTACCCACTTTCTTACCTTTTATATCATAGTATGGATTTGGTTTAAATCCGACTGCTTCCCAAAAAGAAAAATAGCTAATAAAATAATTTCAAGCATTATTTAAAACGGATATTTTTTGTTACGAAACAAAACGAAAAATTGAAAGGTAAATGAAAGATAAAAGGTTGTAAAATGAACGTTTCAGAGTATAAAATCAAATCGGCTATTGTCATGAGTATATGGGAAGCGTTAGAAGCAACACGTTTATTCGGGTTAAATCCAAAACAACTTGTAGAGTTTGACATGAAATACAGCCCCAATATGATACAATGTTGTTTGGAATTTCCTTCAGAAGCAGATGAAATGATTGAATTACAACGTTTTGTTTTTGATAGACATTGCCTACTAGTAGATGTTCATGACCAATTACAATTAGTCGTTGAATTCTAGTTAGACCATTCCATTAATTTGCCAAATTCAATGACTAATTCGTACCCACTTTCTTCCTTACCTTTTATATCATAGTATGGATTTGGTTTAAATCCGACTGCTTCCCAAAATCCGTTGCTTGAATCTGCGTCGATATAAATAAGTGTTTGGGGGTCGAAATTTACTTTTTCACATAATAATTTTATCATGAGTTTTGCGAGACCTTTTCCTTCATATTCGCCTGTACTGATGGAAAGAGAGTATGGGTGTTCGTGAATGGTGAAATAAGCAATTTCTTCTTTATGATATATGGAAATGGAGTTTTTTCGCATTATGACTTCACATTTTTGATTTTTGATAAAATCATCTCCTTTCATTTTTGCGTTAAATTATGCCAAATAAATATTCAATTTTTATGCTTAATAGTCTGTTTGGATTAAATTATAATCATAATATGGACCTCGTAAATTTTTTAAAACTAACCTTCAAACTCTTTTTCCCAATCTACAAATTTTGACAGCCATTGTGTTTCTCCGTGTGTCGATACAGAAGGAATACAGGAAACCAGTCTTCTTCCCTTTATTTGATACAAATCACAAAATATTTGAAAGTCAAATGGGTGAGTTGTGGAACAGTGTCTTTTAAATATATCATAGTCTTGTTTTATTTTTTCTATTGTTGTAGCAAAAGTCATACAAAAACTGTTTGTTATCTTCCAGTGACTACTTTTGCTTAAAATAACCCGTGTCAATTCGCCTCCATGTTCAATAAAAGGGTTGGGGCCACCTTCACTATGATTTATGTATTTATCTGGATGGTCGTATCCTGAAGAATAATCCGCAATGTCCAACCCCTCTTTTATGATTTTTGGCGCTTCTTTTCTATAAATATAGTCATCTTCTGCAAAATATATTTTTTCATTTTCATCGAAACGAGCCAACGCAAAATCAAGAGAAAACATAAACGAACCAGCATTTGAAAGAGATGTCCTGATTACCTTTCTAGTATGTTGCTTTAGAAAATTGTATGTATCTTCGCTTACATTATCTGCAAAAACATAGATATCATAACCCCTAAATATTTTTAAAAAATGTAAAAAAATGCCTCTTTTTGTAACATATTCGGGTTTTATTTTGTTGTATCCACCGTCACTAATACGATATAATATTTTCATAATATTAAATTATATTAAAAATAATAAACATTTAATAAAAATGCTGAGTATTGATATCGGTATCAAAAATTTATCGTATTGTGTATTTAAAGAAAAAGAGATTGCTGATTGGGGAATCATCGACTTGAGTGGGTTGGAAACATGTAGTTGTGGCAACCCCGCATCATTTTTCGGAAAAGAAAATTATTGTGCGAAACACAAGCCTAAAAATTCGGTGATGATTACAAAACCGATTGAAAAAATGAAATTGGCCGATTTTAAAAATAAATTGTTCAAAAAATGTAATACATTGGAAGAATGCAAATCTTTAATAAATGAACTCCCTATTCATTTATTAACAAAAAAAAATGCATCTACCATAGATTTGATTCAAATTAGCCGAAATATCCAAATACATTTTGATAATAAATGGAAGGATGTTGTCTTTAATACGGTAATTATAGAAAACCAAATTAGTCCTTTGGCAAGTCGAATGAAAACAATTCAAGGAATGATTACTCAATATTTTGTGAAAACGGTTCCAAATATTCATTACATAAGTTCGTCTAATAAATTAAAACATGTAAAGGTAAAAATGACTTACCAGGAAAGAAAAAAGGAGGGAATTAAGCAATGTCAAGAAAAGATACCACAAAAATGGTACGATTTTTTTATAAATTCTGATAAAAAAGACGATTTAGCAGATTGTTATTTACAAGGAATTTGGTTTATTACGAATAAAATGGAAAAATAAAAGGTTTTATTAAACTATGGGTAATTCGAATTCTAGCGAATCAGATGAAGTTGAGCATGAAATTGAGAAAAAGAAGAAATCAATCAAAAAAAAAAGGGTGAAAAAATCAAAAAGTTTGAAACGTAAAAATAAAATAAACGAAAATGAATATGATAATATTGATACGGGGACATATCCGGAATTCTTTCATTAACAAGCAACTTTATCATTTTATAGATAAATTATCACAAAGAGAACCTATAAAGATATACATTCATACTTGGAATGTCATGCAAACAAATGTTAGTTGGAGACGTTTAAATAATATTAATATTGTTATCACGGAAGAAATGATAAAGGCATATTTTGGCGATTTGCAGCACTTGATTGTCAAAATAATGATAGATGACGAGAAATTAAATAAGTTGATTGGAAGCGTAAAAGGGGTTGTGTCAAATAGTAAAATGCCTAAAATAGGATGGAAAAATATGTGGTACGGTAAGAAACGTATAATTGATGAAATAGGAAAAAGAGAGCCGATTAATGAAATCATCGTTAATATGCGATTTGATGTTTTTTCCAATTCAAATTCGTTTAATAGTTTGGCATTATTACAATTTATACATTCAAACACGCGTGTCTCAAAAAAAAACATTTTTCTTTTTCGCAAAGAATCGCTTGGTGTTGATAATATTTATATAGGTAATTTCAACACAATGTTTAATTTAATATATCATTTTCATTATAATTTGGATTATATCATATTGACAAATACCCTTGTCACAAGTCAAGAGTTTCTTGTTTTTCGTGAAAATGAAAAGATGAAAATTTAATTATTCGTACTACTTAAAATTAAGTTTTCTTAATTAGTATAAATGAATGTTATTGAATTGAACGAACCATCTAAATCTGTAAATTTTGGAGGAGGTCTAGAACTTTTAATGAATGACAAAAAAACAGATGTAAAACTTGATGAAATCACAAATCTTGAGCAAGAACTGAATGAATTGGTTTTTGATTCGACCATAGAAACAACTCTATTCAAAGAAACACCCATTGAATTTACTCCACTACAAGAACCTGTTAAAGGGGTTGAACAGAAGGTTGAACCGAAAAATGAAATGAAAAATGAAAATGAAACTAAAATAGGAGAATCAACCTCACATACAGCTGAACCCAAGACATGGGATGGTTTTGGAAAATTTAATGATACGCCCGTTCAACATGAAAAAGAAGTGACAAAAGAGGATTTGTTGCGTGAAAAGCTTAAAATTCTTAGAAAATTGGAATCTCTCGAGGCAAAAGGAGTCAATTTGTCTAAAAAATACACGATGGAATCATCCTTATTAGAAATGCAGGGAGAATATGAACTTATCATGGAAGAAAAAAACAAGCAAAATTCAATAAAATTTCAGGGAAATATGCTCATGGCTTTTATAAATGGTATTGAATTTTTGAATAATAAATTTGACCCGTTTGATGTTAAATTGGAAGGTTGGGGAGAACAGATTAATGAAAACATCAATGATTATGATGAAATATTTTCGGAACTGCATGAAAAGTACAAGTCAAGGGCCAAAATTGCACCAGAAGTAAAACTTTTATTTCAATTGGCCGGCAGTGGAATAATGATTCATATGACAAACAGTATGTTTAAGACAGCCATGCCAGGAATGGATGATATATTGAGACAAAACCCGGATTTGATGAAATCATTCCAAACAGCCGCCGTAAATTCCATGGGTAATAATCCAGGATTTTCTGGGTTTATGAATGGCGTTATGAATCCGACTAGCTCTTCCACATATGATGTGGGTGGTCCGCCACCACCTCTCGCAACCCAAGGACCAAATTCGATACCACCTCCAATGAATCGTTCGGGAAATAATACGAGTAAAATGTCCGCACCAATAAATACCAAGAATGCTTTTAATGCGGCATTAGATGATTTTAGACCTGATATGAGAGGACCTGATATAAATGATTTGTTATCTGGACTAAAGACAAAAACAATCGATATACAACAATCCAATAGCACTATCAGTTTAAGTGATTTGAAAGATTTGGATGGCGACCACTTGCCTAAAAAAAGCAAGCGGCGCAAATCTGATAAAAATGTAATTAATCTCAACTAAAGAACCGTGTATATGTTTCATGTTGATTTTCAATGTTACTCTTTTTTTTAGAGCGTTCTAATAAATTAATTGCTTTGTTTAATTCGTCGTCTGTAATATCCGGGTCTATATCAATAATGGGTTTGTATTTCGTTGGTAAGCAACACATTTTACTATCAAAATTCAATAAATAATCAAAAAAGATAATAAAGCAGGCTGTAAGAAAAAGAGCTGTGATTATATCTCTTGTCCCCATCCACGCAATGGCAAATACTATTACGTCGCGTGGGACGACTGTTTTTAAAAAATTTTCAGTTGATTTGTTTAAATTAATTGGTACAATTCTACTACCAATATTTAATATAATAATTAATATACCCGCGAAAATTTTACTCTGGTTTATTTGACTGGTAATTGTCCTTAATATTTTTATCATACTATTTTGTTATAAAATTAAAGTGCATATTTTTTGAATAAGGAACAATATTTTTTGATGGTTTGCTAGAAGTGATGGAAGATAGTTTTGATGATTTTGGACGTAACTTTTCATTTTCTGCTAATATATTTGTCATTCCTTCCTTTTTTGATTTTTTATATACAGAATCTGTTTTGTAATTTTTATATAAAAAATTGTTATTCAGTACATCAGAAACATTAACTCTGTCTAATTTATCAAAATTTTCTTTGGTTTCGGGAGGCGCTGGTGTTTTGTTAAGCTGAGAGTAGTACATTATGATTATCAGAAAAATAAATGATAACCAAATATTGATAATCGATATTGTAATCAATAAAATAATGATGACGAGTCTTCCAATTTTACTATTATATAATGCATCAAAAAATACTTGGTCTGAGAATAAAAAGAATAATAATACTAATATAAGAAATGTTAAAATAAATGAATCCATTAATATTTGAGAATAAATAAATTTTACACCTGGAAATAATTATCTTAATTTTAATTAGAGAATGTCTTTAGCAATGTATGCTTCGCCATATGATTCGAATGAACCAGCCGAAACAAAAATTGTACATGCAAAAACAAATGTATCGGAAAAGGTAAATACAGCACTTCAATCAATAGACGAAGATACTCTTGCAGATTTTGAAGAAGTTTCAATAGAAGAAATCAAGAATCAACCGAAACCGGTGAACAAAATTTTGATTCCTTATGCGAAAGATTATGAGGTTAATTTTATTCCTGGGATTAAAGAAGTTCCTAAAGAACGAGATATTTTATTGGAAAAGTTGAATTACATTATTGGATTGTTAGAGAATCAACAAGATGAAAAAACAAATAATGTTATTGAAGATTTACTTATTTATTCTTTATTGGGATGTTTTATTATTTTTATAATAGATAAATTTGTAAGTGTCGGCAAGTATGTTAGAGATTAGTCGGGATAGATGGACAAATAATTAGCTGAGATTTTTGAAGAAAATCTTGTTTTAAATCGCTTTGAAAAGTTGTATTGTAAGAATATTTTTTTGTATTCACATTAAAAATTTGAGGTAAATCTGTCATGGAATTTTTAGTATTTTGATTGATAATTAACTCTCCGTTATTTTGTAAATACGAGCGATGTTTCCATGCAGAATGCAAATTATCATTTTGAATTATCCTTTTGTTTTTATTACATTCCCATTTACAATTAATTTGCCCTATAGGATAATTTATAGGAGAAGTATATTCAATCCAACTCATATTAATAAAAAATATTTTATTAATATATGTCTTTGTTTTTTACTCAAGGTCACAAAGGTATTTGTTCTAAAAACAGATTAATTCCTGGTCCAACGGGACCGAGAGGACCACCTGGCCCTCAAGAAGTTTCCTATGAAAAAATTATATTAGAATGTAAATCAGGTGAAACAAATATAGAATCTACTCCACTACAATCCCTAAAGATTGGTCCGAGTTATATATTTTTAAAATCTCCTTCCACCCTGATTTTTAAAGAAGTGCCTATTCAATTTTCTGTATTATTTAAGAGTAATTTTAAAGAATCATTTCTTTCTTTTTCATTATTTGATACACAAACAAAAACAATGTACGATTTACTGGAAAACAAAGTTGAACCAAACCTATTTGTTTTTGTATTTAGTGAGATAACACCTGAGGTGGAATATATTTTACATGTCAACGGTTCGGCAATTTAAATATTTTTATATTATATGGCCAATAATATTCAATATGGCGATTCAAATGGAACACGTTTTCTGGGTACTATAGCACACCATGTATCAGGACCTCCTTTAGCAAGATTGCCAACCAATCCAACGCATTCTACTGGACATTATTATTTTAATGATGATGAAAATGGTTTGCAAATCGCAAATTTTTCTGGACTTAATGATGGTGAAATTAGCCTTTGGAATGGTTCAGAAAGTAATTCACCCATAAAAATGTTATCTGTTCAGAAGGATGGTATTTCATGCAAAAAAATTACATTAACAGACGGGAGCAATAGCGCTGTATTAAGTTCAACAGAATTATCTTTTAATGGCATTCCAATTGGCATTACGGGTCCTACTGGAGCAACTGGTAGTACTGGTAGTACTGGTCCTCCAGGAAATCCGGCAAATGCATCGTTGTGGTCATCATTTCCAGCAATTCAGACGGTTGAAGTTTCTAGTAATGATATCAATATTAACGGAACTATTGTTAGCTCTAAAATGAGACTCGATTTTGATGATACAAATCCATATTTTTTTCAAGAAAGTGATAGCACCATAATATACATATTAGATGGTAATATTTTATGTACCAATATTGACGAAACGATACAAACTGTAAAATTAGACGCCACCCATGGAACACTAACAATGAATGATGGTACAAATACATCTGTATTATCAAAAACAGATTTGACCTTTAACGGTGTTTCTCCATTACAAGAACTAAAAATCAAACAGACAAACACAATATTGCAAAATATCAGTCCGGCTATTTATGCTGACGGGCGACCTCCGACTGCGCCAACTACCGCTTTTATAAATAGTCATGCCTATACTCCATCATGGTATTTTAAGAATACTGTAGCGGGGTATAAAATAAACTGGTATGCTGGACCTTATACTGGTATGACAGTCGCCGACCTTTTGGGATTGTATATGTATATGTTTAACGGACTTACAACCTTGAATGACAATACGCCTTTTCTCACCGTTTACACTCAACCTCAAGCGGGTGACCCAACATTTTATCACTCCAAACGCACCTATATTTTTGACCAAGCAGTCACTCCAGTTGCAAATACAAGGTACTGTATGTTTTCAAATATTTCGGGAGATTGTCCAACACCAGCCTATTATGGTCAAACTTTGAATCTGATGGATTTATCACCAGTTGCGGGTTCAAACGTTGGACCTTTTGAACCAACTGAGTTGATATTGTTTTTCTCCATTGGTAGTAATTCAGCCTCTACTGTAAATAGTGTAGAATTTGCTGTATCAAAATTAGGAATCATGACACCAACTGGAACACAAGAGTTTGCGTATATTCCAAATTAATATCCCAAAAAGTATGATAGTAAATAAAAAAACAAGTTCAAAACAACTTGTTTTTAATCACTTATGTTTATCTTACAAATTCAATACAATAAAATTCAATAAAAACTCAAAAATTCAACGCAAAATTCACTCACAATACAATGGTGATGTTATTCCAATAACAACCATTCTTGAATACCATCGCTTTCTCAATTTCAAATGCGTTTGCTCCATGGAAGCATTCTTTCTTTGCGTCATATTTTCTGCGAAAGTAATCCAAAAACGTTTCTCCACGAAGCTTCGTCGGCATATATTCGGCAATCTCGTAACAAATTTCCGAACTGAGTTTAAAGTATTTCAATAAAAAGGGTTGCCATGATAATGTCCAATACAAGTTGTATTTTGGTGCTGTCATCAATGCTACCTCCGGCTCTATCCAAGGAAGACACCTGATGTTGGCGACCATATAAGGAGACGCGTCTTGAACAAATTGTTCTAACAGTGTTGGCGTCAAAAGCTTGAGAATTTGAGGACGTTCTACCATTATTTCAATCATTTTTTGGCGAAGTCTTCGAATAACCACTAAAGAAATCTCTGCATACTTGGCCGCGCGCGCATCACAGGTTTCCAGATTTACTCTTGCTTCTTCCATGGCATTCACTGCTTTTCCATAGATACCAGGAATCATCTTTGATATCCGCACCAATATTACCTCTATAGAATCTTCACAAGTCTCGAATATTTTTTTGAGTAACCACATCTTCCTGACAAACATGCGTTGTTTATCTTTCATTACTTCCGAGTTATAAAAACTGTTGTAGAGCTCTTTCAGTTTTTTTGCAAACATATCTACCGAATATGGGCCATATTGTTCTCTGTATCTATTTTTCGTCCGGTGACTTGGATATTCGATATAATGGTCGATTGTTTGCTTCTTTACGAAGAAGCGGGTCTTCATCAAATGCGCACCATTAATTACTTTGCACCATGACTCCGCGAAGAATTCGCTGCCTTCCGCTTCCAAAGCGAACAATTCTCCCTGTGTAATGATTGGTTGTCCTACGAAATTCATTTCCTGTTATTTTATCTGTACTTATTTTATTTTCAAAAAAAATAATTCAATTTTTTAGAAGGTCGGACTAATTACTGTATAAGTTAATAATTAAAATCCAAAATAATTTATATGAACGATTTAGACATTGACAATTATTCAATGGATGATATTTTGAATCTTTTTAAAATAAGCAACTTTGATGAAATGGAAATGAAACGAGCCAAAAAAATGGTTTTGATGATTCATCCAGACAAATCTCATCTTCCTTCGGAATATTTTTACTTTTATACAAAGGCATATAAAATTTTACATTCCATGTATGAATTTAAAAATAAAATAAAACCAGAACAATCAACCGAATATGTGGCATACAAGGGTGAAGAAACGGTTAAACTAAATTTAGATAAAATGGAAAATTTTACAGAATGGTTTAACGAAGAGTTTGAAAAACGTAGAGAGGAAACGGAAGGTTACGATGAATGGTTAAAGTCAGATGAGGGCATTATTTCTGAAAAGGTAAAACTAGAGGAAATGAATCAGTTCTTCGAAGAAAGAGCAGTAACAATAAAAACAGAGGTCAAAGAATATTCAGGTAGTTCTTTTGATGTATTTTCACCCCTACAATATTCAGATTTAAAAGAAGCTCATACATTAGCCCCAGTGTCAATGGACGAGTATCGCAATAAACCTAAATACACCATTGATGAATATAAAAAATACCGACAAGCAGACGAAGTTGCTAATATTCCTTACGATGAAAAAAAATCAGCAGCTATATTAGCCGAAAAAAATAAATCAGACGAGGAGGAATCCGTTTCGCGC